ACAAAAAAGCTAAATTTGGATTTATGTATGGTATATTTTCAAATCCAAAAACAAGTAAAATAAAATTATTTAAAGCTATGAAAATGTGTTTAAAAGAAATTGAAAAACAAGCAACAAAAAATAAACTAGGAATGGTTTATACTATTACGGGAGAACCTTCTTTAAATAAATTATATACTAAACACATGGATATGAAGATGTGTGAGAACAATGTAAAATCATATGTTATGAATTTAAACAAAAATAAATATAAAAATTTAGATTGGATATCTTAATATGGACATTAAATATAACGAAATTATAGGTGCCTTTGTAAACACAGCAAATGATGAAAAAGTAACACAAGCAGAATTACTAGCATGGGCTGCAGAAAATCCTATGCCTTTAGATGAGCCTAAAAAACAAAACCCTCAAATACTTAATGAAGTAATCGACAGTTTGACAGTAAGACAAACTCCTGATAGTACTTCAGTCGAAGAAGGTGTTGAATCAATAACAGAGAAGGTGTAGAATAGCATATGGCTGAAATAGACAAATCATTATCCACTACAAAAACAGAAATTGAAATTCCAGGTGAAGATGTAATTGTTGAAGAACAACAAGAAATTATCGACAGACAAAAAGCAGGTGAACCTGAAATTACTATGGATGAAGAAGGTGGAGCAACTATAGAGTTTGATCCCTCACAAGTTAATCCAGAAGGTGGCGAAGACCACTTTGAAAACTTAGCAGATTTTTTAGAAGACAATGTTTTAGATCCTTTAGCATCTGAGCTAATGGAAAAATATACTAATTACAAAGAGTCAAGACAAGAATGGGCAGATAGTTATAGAGAAGGATTAAATCTACTTGGATTTAAATACATAACTAGAACAGAACCTTTTAGAGGAGCAAGCTCAGTTACTCACCCAGTATTGGCTGAAGCAGTGACTCAATTTCAAGCACAAGCTTACAAAGAATTATTACCAAGTGATGGACCTGTAAGAACTCAAATTATGGGTGACGCAAGTGTTGCTAAAGAAGAGCAATCAAAACGTGTTAAAGATTTTATGAACTATCAAATTATGGATCAGATGAAAGAATATGAACCAGAATTTGATCAAATGTTATTTTACTTACCTTTATCAGGATCTACTTTTAAAAAAGTTTATTATGATGATCTTTTAGGTAGAGCCGTAAGTAAATTTATCCCGGCTGAAGATTTAGTCGTGCCGTACTCTGCTACCTCATTAGAAGATGCGGAAGCTGTAATCCATGTTATTCGTATGTCACAAAATGATTTACGAAAACAACAAATCAATGGTTTTTATAAAGACATTGATTTGGGAGAACCGCCAGTACAGGAAGACGCATTAAAACAAAAAGAACGAGAGTTAGAAGGTATTTCGCAAAATGGTACAGAAGATATGTATACTATTTTAGAAATGCATGTTGATGTAGATTTGGAGGGACATGAAGATAAAAATCCTGAAGATGGTGAGCCCACTGGAATTAAGTTACCTTATATTATTACAATTGATGAAGCTAATTCTAAAGTTTTATCTATTAGAAGAAACTACGGCGAACAAGATCCTTTAAAAAAGAAAAAAGATTACTTTGTTCATTTTAAATTTTTACCAGGTTTAGGTTTTTATGGTTTAGGTTTAATTCATATGATTGGTGGACTATCTAGAACTGCAACTGTTGCATTAAGACAATTATTAGATGCAGGAACTTTAGCTAACTTACCTGCTGGTTTTAAAACTAGAGGTGTTAGAATGAGAGATGATGCACAACCTTTACAACCTGGAGAATTTAGAGACGTCGATGTTCCAGGTGGAAATATTAAAGATCAGTTTATGCAATTACCATTTAAGGGACCGGATCAAACTCTGTTATCTTTAATGGGTGTTTGTGTTAGTTCTGCTCAAAGATTTGCATCAATTGCTGATATGCAAGTAGGCGATATGAACCAAGGTGCAGCTGTTGGAACAACTGTTGCTCTTCTTGAACGTGGTTCAAGAGTAATGTCAGCGATCCACAAAAGACTATACGTTGGTCTTAAAAATGAATTTAAATTATTAGCAAATGTATTTAAAAGTTATTTACCTCAAGAATATCCATACGATGTTCCCGGAGCAAGCAGGAATGTTAAGGTTGCAGACTTTGATGACAAAGTAGATATATTACCAGTTGCGGATCCTAACATTTTTTCTCAAACACAAAGAATTTCAATGGCACAAACTCAATTACAACTTGCTCAATCAAATCCTGGGATGCATAATCTATATCAAGCTTATAGATCTATGTATGATGCAATTGGTGTTAAAAATGTTAATGCAATTTTACCCCCACCTTCTGCCCCACAACCCATGGACCCAAGTTTAGAACATATATTATCTATGAGTGGTAAACCTTTTCAAGCATATCCAGGTCAAGACCACAAAGCACATATTGATGCACATTTAAGTTTTATGTCTATCTCTATGGTACAAAATAATCCAGCAGCTATGATGGCTTTACAAAAAAATATACTAGAACACATTAGTTTAATGGCTCAAGAACAAATTCAGTTAGAATATGTTGAAGAACAAAAAGAAATGCAAATGATTCAACAACAAATTCAACAAATGGGTCCTGCGATGCAAAATCCACAAGCAATGCAACAAAATCCACAAGCAATGCAAATGCAACAAAGAGTAAAACAACTAACTTCTATGATGGAATCTAGAAAAGCAGTGTTAATTGCAGAAATGACAATGGATTATGCTAAAGAAGAAGACAAAATTAGTAGTGAAGTGGGTGGAGATCCATTACTTAAATTAAAATCAAGAGAATTAGACTTAAAAGCTAGAGCAGATCAAGATAGAACTGCTAATAATGAACAAAGACTTGATTTAGACACTATGAGAGCTATGATGAACGACACACAACACGATGAAAAGCTAGAACAGAACGAAGAACTAGCAGAACTACGTGCAGGAATTTCACTTACCAAACAAACAATGGCAAATGAAAGCAAAAGAAACGATTTTGGTAGAAATTTTAAAAAAAATTAGTATAATTAAAATATAAGGAGAAAAACTATGAGCAAAGATTGGCAAAAAGGATCAACTTTTATGAACGACGACGTCAAGATCGAAAAAGAACTTGGTTGTGGTCCAGATGGCTATCCAACAGGCGGTAAAACTATCGAAATGACTAGTGGTACTGAAACACAGACTGTGACTGTTAGGGGAACTAAAGCAATGAGAGCTGACAAAAAACCTGTTAAGGCTAAGTGGTACTAAATGTGGATCTCGGCAATTAAATTAGCCGTTTCTGCTGGTAGTAAAATATACGCTAACAAACAGAGAACGAAAATGGCTATGTCAGATGCACAGCTTATGCATGCATCAAAAATGGCCGCTGGTGAGGAAGCTTACCAAGGCAAACTTTTAGAATCTAGACAATCGGACTGGAAAGACGAATTTATTTTGATTTTACTTTCGGTGCCAATAGTAATGCTGGGATGGTCAGTATGGTCAGATAATCCTGTACACATGGAGAAAATGGAGCTATTCTTTCTGCACTTTGGAAATTTACCAATTTGGTATCAAACAATTTTCGTAGGTGTCATTGCGAGTGTCTACGGACTTAAGGCAACAAATCTGATAAAACAAAAATAAGGAGCAACTATTATGAGAAACGATTATGGAACAAGACCCTACGTATCAAGATACGGAGATGCTGAAAAAAAACAAGGCGCTAACGCTAGACTTGATGAATCTTTAGGAGCAAGAAGAGGAAAAGAATCTACTAAATCACAAAGTTACAAATCTAGAAGAGATGAATCTAGAGGAATGAAATAATATGAACATGATGAAAAGACCCATGTACAAAGCAGGTGGTAAAACTTTAAAAGCAGTACCTAAGAATAAAAAAAAATCATTAGGTAAACTACCTAAAAAAGTTAGAAATAAAATGGGTTTTAAAAAAGATGGTGGTAAAATATAATAATGAAAAACTTTTTATGTTGGCCATATGAAATATTTAGAACTGTTTATACTAAATTAGTAGATAAAGTTTTTGGTAAAAGATGTAAATGTACAGACATAGAAACTAATCCAGTAACTATTGACGTCTGTAAAGACTGTGGAAAGGTACACAATGGCTAAAGCAAAAGGACTCTACGCGAATATCCAAGCTAAACGTAAAAGAATCGCCGCAGGTTCAGGTGAAAAAATGAGAAAACCTGGAGCTAAAGGTGCACCTACAAAAGCAAATTTTGTAAGAGCAGCAAAGACAGCTAAACCGATTAAAAAGAAAACGTAATCATGAAAATGCCTAGTACTAAATATGACGGAAGTTATATTAAAGGTAACTTAGGTGGTACAAAAGTATCTAATCCTAGTTCAGTAAAATATTATGGTAGTATGAT